AAACCTACGCGATAAACCACGAAATGGAATCTAACGTAGCAATCACCGTCCAACCGAACGACATCGGTTCTTTCTTCTCCCTCCGTTCGCTACCTCGAGTGGTCGCGAAAACCGGAGGAATATGCTTGCTCGGCGTGGCTGGATACAAAATCGTCACCTCGAGCTGGCTTGCAGCGTGTGTAGAAGACCTTCGTCACCGCCTCATTTCAAAGAACAAGACCATCATACCTGAGGCCGGACGCGTGCGTGCTTTCGTCCAGAAAGAAATGGAACTCGTTAGCACCAGCGTCAGGAAGGGACATTCCCATAGTACAGCAGCATCTGAGCGCAATAGCGCTACGGAGACGATGATTGATGTCATCACTACTAATGGCTACGAGCCTTACGTCATCTCTCCGTCACCACGTGAGTCTGATCTTGACGGGGTCCGCCGGTTTCACAGCCTCGCTGACCTCCGCCAAGACTACCGTCGAAGTCCAATCACCGACCGCCACATCATCGTCATGACAGACGTTGACTATTACGTTGACATGCATGAAATCATCAGCATCGGCCGACCGATCCTCCTTTATACATTCCAGCCGAGGGTCGTGTCAGGTCCAGTGTTCGATGGGTTCTTTACCATCAAGGACAACATCATCCATTATCGTGTCAACGGTGGCAAGGACGTCAAACATCCCACGTGGAACTATAACCAAGACACGGTATTTGTGCGCGACCCAGTTAACACCTTCTGGGAGACCGTGTACAGCGTGTTCCGTGAGGTTACCGGCATTAGCTGGATCGACCGGATGATTTATCATTATATCGGCATCGCTCCCAGTGGCCGCCGCCTCACTATGTGCACCATCGATCAATTTGAGCTGAGTCCACATCGCAACATCGTTTCGATTGTGCCATTTGCTCACTGCCGTGAAAATCTGCTGCCCGCCGCCGAATATGGCACCGAACTCAGCCGTAGCAATTACCAACAAGCTGCGGGGTGCCCACGTATGAACGCCATCACATATATCGGCGACGGGGATCCACTCATTAGTTTGGGTGAGGAGGGCAACTTTGCCAGCGTCCAGTTGCCCCTTAAGGATCTGGAATCTCTACGCACCGCATACCATCTCTCGAAAACCAACAACCTCTCCGACACCGTGAGAAGGTCGAAACGTAATGACAAGGAAGCTGCCATCATTCATCAATTCCTTGTTAGTGAGTCCGAATTACATCCAGTTGAAGTGCACAAGCCCGGGCAATTGGCTCGGCACTATCAATCTGTTGAAAAGGACCACGACGTTGACCCTACTGAGCAGGGAAAGGAGTACGCCAGGGAGTTCGCACCGGGCCCACTGACTCAGACCGCAGTGTTTCCCAGTGAATCGACTTCAAATGAACGTGCTACCATCGAGGGACGGATTAATGTGCCGCAAGCCAAAGCTAAAGCAAAGGAGAGAATCACTCCACGACTACGCCGAATTGCCAGGGACTTTGTCAAACATCTTGTTCCTGAAGTTGGGGCTGGACACCCCTATTCCGGCTCGCATGTCGAGGAGCAACAACAGAAACCTCTCCAACGCGCCCGCAACGACGCCAACCGCTTCCACGATGCCTTTGATATGGTCACCAAGGCATTCCAGAAGAGAGAGGCCTACAATGCCCCAAACCACCCGAGGAACATTTCCACCGTGCCACATGGACAAAACGTGAAACTTTCAGGGTTCACTTATGCTTTCAAGGACGCCATTCTTAAGAACCAGAAATGGTACATGCCTTGTCACACACCATCTGAAATAGCAACTATGGTCCAAGATCTAGCTGCAGAGTCAACTGAACTTGTTGAAACTGACTACAGCCGGTTCGATGGCACGTTCCTCCGATTCATGCGCGAAAGTGTTGAATTCGCCGCTTACAAGCGGTGGACCCACTCAGATCATTCTCAGGAACTGGATGATCTACTCGCAAATGAAATTGGTTCGAAGGCAGTCACACGCAAGGGACTTAAATACCTTCCGGACTGTTCTCGACTCAGTGGTTCTCCTCTCACCACCGACGGCAACAGCATTGCCAACGCTTTTGTCTCCTATGCAGCAAACAGGCTCAGCGGTATGAAAACCGAAGAAGCCTGGCTCAACATTGGAATTGTCTATGGTGATGATGGATTGAGGAACGGCACTGTCTCTGACGCCATCCTCATGGAAACAGCCTCCTCTCTCGGATTTGATTTGAAGATTATCAATCGTGCAAGCCGCGGGCAACCTGTCTCCTTCCTGTCCCGCATTTATGCTGATCCCTGGTCCTCGCCGGCATCTGTGCAGTCTCCAACAAGAACGCTGCTTAAGATCCACACGACCTGTGACGCCCATTCCGACATTGAAGAAGTTGGTTGGGCTAAGACACAGGCATACCTTGTCACTGATGGCTTGACTCCATTCATTAGCCACTGGTGCAAGGCATACCAGCGCAACTGCACTTCGAAGATCGTTGACTACAAGGACTTCACCGACATTCCCTTCTGGGTCCGCGATGAGAACTCACTGAACAACTCGTGGCCTCAAAATGACTCAGATGAGTGGAATAAGATCGTCGCGGAAGACCTTGGTGTTTCCGTCTCCGAGCTAATGGAACATCTCAAGAAGCTCGATGGATACAACGGTCCGATCTCGGAACTTCCCCGTCTGGCAACCAACATCAAATTGGACCCAAAATTGGCTGTCGCATTGGATGGCGAAGTTCATGCCGGTCCTACTAAACAAGAGGATGGACAAGACAATCCAAGCGATCAACCAGCATCTGGCACAGCTCCCACAGCTGTTCCAACAACTGGCGGACGCCCGCAAAAGCCTGGGAGGGCTGACCGCGCCGGCCGCCAACGAAATGCGCACCTACGTGATCAGCGCCCAAGCCGCAGTGACAAAACTGCGCGGCCTGATCGCCAGGTTTCCGGGCCCTCCGACAACGGACCCGGTAACCCATCTAGTGGACGAAAGTCCACTCCACAAGTAGGTGGGAAGAAGACTCGTAAAGCTTAAGCATTAGTTTGACGAGGAGAAACGTTCTGGGAGTACACGATAAACTCCACGCTTCGGCAACGGACCCGG